AGTCCATCAACAAGGATTGAAACTGCCGTGTCAGAAACAGACGAACTTGCAAGCGTCATTACAACAGCAGAAGCAGGGTACGGATAATTGCCACCACTGCCTGTCAAGCCTTCCCACAACGGCCCCATAGCAGTGCTACCAAGAGCTGATGTAAAGCCAAACAACTTAATATTCTCGTGACCATTAATTTGACCGCGAGATACTTGTAAGTCAAATGGCTCGTATGTACCAACTTGAGTTACTGAGCGCCAGACTCCAATATTTGCCATAACTAATCTCCTAGTAAATGAGGGCCGAAGCCCCCTAGATTAATTAAGCTTGCTGTGGAGATGGAGCCATTGCGCCGCTGCTGTCGCGCACAATGTAAGCAACAATAACAGTTACTGCACCAGTAGCAGAAGCACCAGTAGCCGTGAGAAGAATTGCAGCATCCGTAGAGCCAACGTTGGCTGCAACTGGAGTGAAGGTAGCACTGTTGGTTACTACGACTGTATTTGCAGTAGTAATGGTAGATGCGGTATTCACATCAACACCAGCAATACTAGCTTTCAGCGTAGTAGCTGAGGCAAACAAAGTTGTAGTCAAAAACTGAACCGAAGTAACAGCTGCACCAGCGGGGATAAAGCCGATAGTAGTTGGAGAAGCTGCAATAGCAATAACTTGCGCAGCGGTCAAATCAAACGTTTGAGCTACGATTGCAGCGCCTGTATTTTGAACTGTGCCAGCAGTAGTGCCAGTAGTGTTTTTAACAGTGCCAAGCAGCCAAGGGCCAAGGTGAGTTGCGAATCCCATGATAGGTTCCTTACATACAAGATAAGTGCATCAATCGGTATGTCGTCTGCCGGGACAGTTTGATGCACCGGAAAGCCCGGAGTAACTTAAATATACACCAATTTTAAATAGTGTCAACCATAAAAAAAGGCCCCCGAAGGAGCCTTTCCAAATAGACCGTTTTAAGGTCAGTTTGATTAGGACGAACCGGGCGAACCAAAAATGCCCAGTGGATCTGACACGCCGAACGAATAACGTTCACGAGCCTTGTAACGGACATTGCCCGTATCAAAGTCGCCGTCCATGCTGTTTTGCAGCGGAGTACGGACGAAATGCTTCAGACCATTTGGAACATCAGTCAGCAAGAACCAGCCGTTGGTGTCGGTCAAGAAGTGGTTAACAGTGTAACCTTCTGGAATCGAACCATTGTTCTTCAATGCGTTGATGTCATTGTCAGTCGTGCCGACACGGAGTTCCGTCTCAAGCAAACGAGTAGCAACGAACATCAGCGATGGAGGAACCACCAGTTTCTTTGGTTTTGCAGCAATCAGCAAACCGCGCTCATCCGTCCAGCCAGCGATTTGAATAACAGCGTTTTCCAACGATGTTTCATTCAAGTCAGCGCCGGTAGTTGGGCGATTGCTGTTAGTGCCACCAGAAACCAATGGGTGAGCCGTGCTGCAAAGAACTTGGCCGTCACCGTAGGTATAACCAGCGGTGAAAGCGTTGTTCAGGATAGAAGCACCTTTAACTTGCTTGGTGTATGCCATACCACGGGCCAGAGCCTTGGTATAACGCGAAGACAGCGAATCGTACAAGTTATCTTCCACAGCCTCTTCCGTAATGGCAAAACCCATTGCGATAGTTTCGTGGTTGTAACGTGCAGTCCAAGCTTCCTGCGCATTGTCATAAGCAATGGCAGAACCCTCGTTCTTCACTGGAGCAGCGGTGAAACCAGACAGTTTGGTTTCTTCTTCAAAGCTACGATCCGAAGATTCGGTTTCGTAAATCTCTTTATGCTCTTCGCCGTATTTTGCATACTCCAGACCAAACAAAGCGTTCAGACCCGGAAGCAGTTCTTTAAGTAGTTGTGCGCGTGAAATAGCCATGATTTAGCTCCTTAAGCGTATGCCAAGCCGGTGGCGTTGTTGTACTGATGGATGCCGAAATTGATCTTCACAATCACTTCACTGTACGTAGTAGCAGATGGAGCGGTTGCAGGAACAACGTCAATAACACGGACTGGGAATGTGGCGGTTACGGCAGGCGAAGTACTCAAAACAGAGTAACTAGAGTTACCAGTTGAAGTAGAACCAGCAGTAGCCAAAATCGACATATTAGTGCCGATAGCATTCGAAGTCACAGTAGCCATCACAACACCAGACGAGCAAACGGCAACTTGGAACAGAGTATCCGGATCATCAGCAACCACGGCGAAGATTTTAGTCCCCGACTTGATAGCTTGACTAGCTGGGTAGTACTGTTGTTGCTGGATTTGACCAGTGGATGAGTTGGTAAAACTAACACCAAGGAAAACGCCAGCAGGGGTATTAGCCGTTGTGCCAGTATCTTTCTCAATAGTTCCACCGATAACGCGCTTGACGAAATCGCCGTAGAAAATGTTAGCGTTGTAACCACTAGCAATTTCCATTAGTCGGGTCGAACCCGCAAACAATTGACCACCAATCAAATTGATTGGCTTCAGCCCATACGGGGCGCTGACAGTAGGGTATGCCATATTTGACTCCTAAAAATTAAAGACCTTTTCCGAAAGTCACCTCAGAGCGTTTGTCCTTAAACATCGGCATCCGTGGATCGCTTTCGCGCATATAGTTGCTATCTACTGATTGCATCTGCACATCTGCCTGTTGGCGATAATATGCGTCACGCTGAACAGTAAACTCAACTGGGGTTTTACAAAGCAACAAACCGCCTACTTCCACACAGTCTGGAAAATCGGGATTACCCCGGCCAAACAAGCGGATTTCAGGATGGTCAGCAGCCTTTACAGGTTCCCAGCCTTCACGAAGTTTCGATGAAATGTTAGTCGGATCAGACTTATTCAACGTGCTTACACGAATCCAGCGAAAAGCATAACCCGGTTCCGGATTCGGATCGGGCAGAAGTTGAGGGGGCATCCACTGTTTAGGGCGCTCCGTCAGTTCGCGGGTATCAAGTTCACGAGTTGTACGCGGTGTTCCAGCCATTTTCATTTCCTCATTTCTTCAGCAACCTTACGAGCGTAGAGTTCCAACGGAACACCAAGCCGCTTGGCGAGATTCACCTGTGTCTGCGTAAGCACGATCTTTCGAGGCGCTGTGCTACGGGTTGCAGGTGCAACAACGTTGGATTTAGTTCGTTGAGGTTTCGCATCAACGTTCTCTTCGGCTCCAAACTGTTCCGAAAATCTTTGCTTCATATCAGCGTCGATACGTTCATAGTATTCGTCGCTGCCGGTTCGTATTCCTTCTTCAGTCAAATCTTCATGTAGCCCAAGGGCGTAAGCAGACATCCGTTTATTCTTGCCAAACCAAGGATTCTTTTCTTGCCAAGATGCCAACTTTTCATCAATTGGCGGTTCTTTAAACTTCTGATGTAGAGTTTGTACATCAGTTTGATCTTCTTGTACAGGTGCAGGTTTAAAATTATTTACCCGCTCTGCTTTCATTTTAACTGAAGTTAGATTCTCTTGAGCATCTACTAAGGCATTTGAATCACCCGCTTCATAAGCATCTTTATATTGCTGCTTTGCTTTTTCAAGTTCACTAGCAACTACCTTTTTGGCTTGTTCAATCAAAGCAGTTTGGCCTTGATTAACTGAACCCTTCAGGCGCTTATTCTCTTCAACCATAGATTGAGCAAAGCGGATAGCTTCGTCTTTCTCTCGTTGAACAGATTCTTTTGCGCGGCGTTCTTCGTGATAGCCTTTAGTAAAGTGCTTGATTCGCTTCTGTACGCTCTCGTCGTACTTATTCAGTTCGTCATCAGCAAACTCTTTAGGCGGCTCAGCCATCTTGGTGCGGTTGCGGTCACGTTCTGGCGTGTCATCAACCACTTCAATTTCAGGCTCATCATCCTCTTCCGAGGCGCGTCCAGCTACTTTGGTAGCCTTCTCTTCCTTTTCATCAGGAAACTCAAATTCTGTTTTTTCAAATTGAGACATGATTTATCCTTTAAACCCGTTGTATTCCGCGAGGATCTTCAACAACTGCTTGAATGCTATCGTCGTTAATTAGACGGAATTCCTGCCCATGAATTTTCATTCGCGTGCCGGTATTAGGTCGAACCAAGATGAAATCGCCTTGTTTACAGGAAGGGCCAGATGGAAATCGCTTTTCATCTTTAAAGGCGTCAGGGCCAATTTTTGCAACAAACAGTACTGGGGAAAGTAATTCCTCAAACTGCATGGTTTGGCTTGATTTTAACAAACCACCTTCATACTCTTTTTCCGCATCCGGAAGCACGCAAAGAATGTGATAGGTCACTGGGTCAGGTACTTGCTTGGCTTTCTCTTCCTGATTGGTATTTAGCACACCAGAAAGATCAATTGCACCAAGATCAAATTTAGTCGTCATCATTTTCCTTAAGTCTACGCACAAGGTCGCCAAGTTCTAACTGCGCGGTCTGGAAACCTTGGATTTTCCCGCACAGTTCTTTATAGTGATCGTAGGATTTAGCTCCACCACCACTTAAGACATCCACCAAATTCTTGATATGTTCGTCAATTTTTGCGTTAGCAATATCAATTACTTTGGAATTCATTTTTCATTTCCCTTTTTACTTTGAGCTTGCATCATTGCAATTTGATTGCGTTGATCTGCCGACTGCTTTTCAATAGCCATGCGCTGCTGGAATGCCTGAGCTTCTTGGGCCATTTCCTGTTGATGACGTTGAGCCATCATTTGCATTTCAGCCTGTTGTTTTTGCGCCAATGCTTGTGAATTATCAGGTTTTGCTTGATTGCCTTGCTGCATTTTCATTTGCAACTCTTGCTGCTTAATCTGTAATTCGCCTTGGATTTTTGCAGTCTTGGCTTGAACATCTGCCTGTTTAATCTGCAATTCTTGCTGCTGCATTTGAACCAGCGGATCTTGCGCTTGTTGTTGGGCTTGCTGCTGCTGCGCTTGGCCTTTGCTTTGAGCCAATACTTGTTGTGCAGCTTGGGCAACCATACGGGAAAGCTGAACTTCAATCTCTTCAGGCAATTCTGAGTTTGGTGCTGGCATTGGCACACCCAACTGCTCTTCAACTTTCTTGCGATATGCGTAGGCTAAATGCTCTGCAATGTGAGCTTGAATCGACGCCATCATCTTTTGTGCTTGTGGGTTTTGGCCCATTTGCGCCATCAATGTTGGGTCTTGCATCATGGATGTATGTACAGCTATGTGTGCATCATGATCTTGGTAGATGAAAGCTTTTGTGGGTTTGCCAGTAAGGAACGCCATGTTTTCGCTAACAGGGTCACGCGGTGTTAAATCATCTTCAACTGGAACCAGCTTGTCGGCATTCTTCACACCCAGCACTTCAATCATCTGGCGGTGCAACTGAGGCAAGTCATAAATCTGTGGAGCTTTGTCCGACAGTTGAATAATGGCTTGATACTGCATGATCCGCTGCGCCATCGTGGAGCTATTTGGATCGCTGACCGGAATCACCTCAACCAGATCGTAATCGCTTTGTTTTGCCTTGCGATTGTTTCCTTGGGGATCGTAGCTGTATTCTTTTGGCGCGTAATCACGGATGATGTTCTTTAGCAGTTTGAATTCCTGCTTCATCGAATAGTGAACCCGTGCCTGCACCGCCGACATATTCTTAAGCTGCCGCTCAAGGATAGCCAGCGTAGTTCCAACTGGGGAATTTGCGCTCATATCGCTGACATTCATGTCGGCAATCGAACCAAGGCGTCTTCCCTCGTCGGTAATCTTTTCCAGCAGGCCAGCTAAAACTTGACTTGGCTCTTTGTACGGCAAAGCCATGATGTTGTCGCGTACAGTTCCTGATGGAACGTCTACATCCCGCCATTCGCCCGGAGAAATCGGCGTGTCGTCGCCTTTAATCCGCAAACCACGGGTTTTCAGACCGCCCGGAAGGTTAGACAGCGTACCAGCGTCGATCAATTGGCGAATCAGTGAAGTTCCTGCCCGTGCATAACCACCAATCAGGGCAATCAAGCCAAGGCCGTAAGCACCAAACCCCGGAATGTACGTGTACTGGACAAAATGTTCGCGTTTTGCGCGGGTTTCGTCTTCTTCATCATAGTTACGGCGGATTGCCAGTACTTCTTGTGTGCTTCGGTCAATGGTAATGACGTATGGCAGGGCAATTCCGTCATCATCTTCAAAGCCGGGCAAGTCATAGTCAATTTGCACCTCAAGAATCTGATATCGGTCATCGTCTGTAACGCTGTAACCCTGATCTTCGGCCTTCTTTTTCTCAATATCCGTGTGAATCATCACTGGTTCACCCAGATCCACATCACGATAGAAGCCAGAAACCTGCAATTTACGAATGTCGTTTTGCGTTTTACGCATGATGTGCGTAACGCGCTCAGAGCCAATCAAGCTCGACGCGCCATACGGAATAATCATGTCTTCAGCAGGAATAAACGTCGAAACTTGACGCTTCATTGAAGGATCGTAGTACACCTTCTTGAATGCAGAGCCAGCCAAGCCCAGCGAATACAGCATCTTTTCATGCTCTGGCCGATATTCTGGCATTTTTTCAGTCAACTGGTAGTTCATGTCTTCACGAACTCGCTCAGCTGCTTCTTCTTTCAGCTTATCAATAGCGCCAATGATTTCCGTCTTTACCGGCCCTTGCGCTGGGAAGGTTTCCAGAATCGTTTCACTTTGGAACCGAACGGCAGCTTCAGTTAGAACGGTAGAGAAGACGCCACAAGCACCACTCCAAGGTTCAGTGCGCTCCTCATACTTCATACCAAGGACTTCCAAGCCCTTGACATACATTTCTACCCAATCTTTGCGGCTATTAATGTCGGCATCAACTAACTCAAGAATCTCATTGGCAATGGAAGAAAGCTCTCCCTTAGATAACTCTTCTGCCAAGTTATCGCCAAACTCTATTTCCTGTGATTCAGCTTCAATCTCAATCTCCACGCCATTCATATCTAAACGAACGCCGTCTGGATTCTCGATTTCAATTTCCATATCAGGGCCATCGTCCTGCATAAGACTATCAAGACCCAAGGGCGCTGGATTGAGGGATTGTTCAATGCTCATGTTGTGACCTTAATAATAAGCGTTTTTGCGGCGGAAGCTTTGTACTTCTTCTCGTTCATCAGATTCCAAACGAATAAAGCCGCCTTTTCTAAATCGAATTAGTGCCTGTGTGCTTGAGTCAACTAAGTCATCATGCTCCCCATTTGGGAATGCCGCCATTTCTTCAACGACTTCGCTGGCCCAGCGTGTCTCAGGTGCCCACACTTTACCAGACCGGAACAAATCAGTCACGGAATTTAGCCGCACAAACTTATCATTCCCCCTGCTTGGCGTAAAGTCCTGCACGGGTATTCCCATCGCCCTCAATTC